ACACTCTTATCATTAGGAACTGGTTTTCTTTCATTATATCTTGGAGTCTGTAATCTTTCATTCTTAGGTATAGATCCTAATACTAATGGTAATTGTGAATTTTTACCATCCATAAAAATTCCAAATACTTGTGCGCCTTCTTTTAATCCAACGGTAGCACCAAATCCTGAACTACCACCTTCAGTTGCAGGAACTACTACAGACGCCCAAGGTAAATCATATATCTGTGCATCATTTTGGTTATCTGGATGGACACCATATATTCTAACTTTAACACGACCAAGTTCTTCAGGATCTCCATGAACCTGAACAACCTTACCAACAAACCATCTGGTTTCATCACCGTAATAATGTTTATGTGTATCTGGTATCATCTTCCACCTATTTTGTAATTGTCACTTTGATAATTACCGAACTTAACACAGTTAAGAGTTGCACCAACTTTTCCATCAACTAAATTTAAAACGTACTTTGCCTGTGCGATTAAATAATCACCAGATTGTTTTTTATCAATCTTTGAAGATTCTGGATCGTCCTTTTTAGTTCTAACCAAAATTTTTATATTGTTGCCTATACCATAGTGAGCATCACCATGAATCCACCTATCCCCCTCTACCAACACTCTCATTGAACTTTTGTGCATAAGTTTACTTATGGCGTGCGCTTTTATTTTCTTTCTATTGTCACCAATATCTCCTGCTTCATCATAAGACTTAATATCATCGTATGACTTCGCCGAACTTATTTGAGAAACTCTTTTTGACTTATAGTTGGATATAGGTTTATCATCGAAACCAAGGCGACCATCAAGTAAAGGTCTCTCTTGTCTAGAGTTTAATGATTGTAACTCCACTAACAAATCATTATTTAAATTAAAATCTACAATCTCAAAGTCACCTCTTGTTATATCATAATAATTGTTTTGAGATCCTACGATTCCTGATCTCACCAGTCCTAATAGATCATCTGCTTGAGGTTGATCTATCCGATATATTGTTGAAGTTGAAGATTTACTTTGATTAGATCCTGCAGATTGATTTGGTGTCAGTGGAAGGTTTTCATTAATGACTGGTTGATCTATCAATGTTTCCAAGTCTGCGAAAAAGTATTCATTGGTTGACGCAGACTTGTAAAAGTAAAATGGATATCCATTCTGGTTTATAGATCTATTTCTAATCCACTGTGTGGTTGCTATAGGTGTCATGTTAGGCACAATAACTTTTAACGATTCAGAATTTTTTAGATCTGCAGAAGTTCTCAAGTCATCTCTATTTAAATATTCAATTAATATTTCATTTATAATTTCCCATGGTTGTCCTTGTAGACACTTGTTTACATTCTGCAAACTTGAGTGAAAATATTCTTTGTCAACAACTCTCAATGTTACAACATTTGTTATTTCAGAAGTTTGATGTTGTTTTTCTAAAGACTGTATGATCCAGTTTTGTTTTATTGACCGTGATGATGATTTCTCTGTAGCCCTTTTAAATATTATTTCTATCTCTTCTGCACCTTGGATGTCAAAGTTTTCAATCAATCTCTCACTATCACTAAGAGTGATGTATCCAGTAATATATGGTCTGGCTAAACTCTCAAACATCTGAATCTCCATAAGAATAGAAGTAATATCTACCTGTACTGGAGTTCTAGAAGAGGAAAGAGTTGCTTTTTGTACTTGTACAGGAGTCGATTGTTGACCACCTATAGGAGAATTTTCATTACTCATGATTTTATTGCTTCGAAATAGTTACCTATTATTGATTGAATTGCGTCTGGTCTGATTACATTTATTTCTTTTAATTTATCATTTTCTCTAATGTAGTAATCGTAGTTTGTAATCCTTACTATCTGTGCACCAACTTCTTCTCTTGGATCTATGTCCACTCTTTCGCCATTACCGTCTTCATAATGGTGAGTTGCAAGATGCTCATCACCTGTACCAAAAACTGTAACGGATGAAGTGACTCCACTGTATGCAGTGTTGGTCAATTGTTCTGGTACTGTAAAGTCTCTTTCAGACTGGATAATAATCTCACCGAGATCTAAGTTTCTTCTCAGTATTCTACCACCCGCCGCAGAGTTGGACGCAAACGCCCTCTGGCCTGGAATCATAATACCTGTCAAATCTGCACGTGATCTTACAAACTTATGAGGAAAATCTCTTTTTACTTTTTCATCAAGTGCTCTCATCGATAGAGGCCATCCTTGTCTACGGATGTCATCATTCATTAAATAGAAAGTCCAATGATAATCAGTTGTTCCATATATTTTGTGTGACACTTGGTCTGGTCGATCATTGTCTAGTATATAATATTTTGAGTAATAAGGTGCTAGGTTTTTTAATTCATCTATAAAATCTACGTATGCAGTTATGTCTTGAAACAGTTCAAGTGTTAGTTCTGCACCACCTTTTTTTTCAAATTCATCACCAAAAACATAATCAACCTTATTAAAGTTTGTAAAAAATCTAGACATGTTAGTGCCCGTCCTGAATATCTTGTTGGTTCAGTGCTCTGAACTCTTGGAATTGTAATGACATGTTTATGTGTGTAGGTTTACCCTGATCATGGAAACCAGTATTGCCTGGATTATATGATGTACTACAGTCTCTCAAATAACAAAACAAAGGTTTAGGCATTCCTTCTATTGTAGTATTACCATGTTTAAAACTTATTTCAAATAAATTTGGAAATTTATATCCCAACGGAAATCCTTCTACAAGTGAAGACTCTGGTATTGCGGCAGGATACATTTGAACTCTAAACATTCTTACAATTTTTTCAACAATGTTTTGTTCTTGTCTAGATGTAGGAAAGAAATCATACTGAAAAGAAAAGTTTCTGACTGACACACCTTGAAATATAGATCTTGTGTTAGGATTCACTTTAACTTGTAATGCGAGTCCTATCGCTGCTTGTTGACCAGATGTGAGTGCTTTCTGTGCAAGACCTGCAAGTCTTGCTCCACCAATTCTTGCTGTTTCTAGATCTCCACCACCTCCACCAAATAAACCACCGAGACTGGTTGCCATCTCAGATGCAACTCCTTTTAGTGCTGCAAGACCAGATCCACTATTGTTGAACGCCTGTAAACCTGACGCAGCTGCTAATCCCATTCCTTGTTGATCATATTGAATATTGTCATGAACCATTATCCCAGGCGGCATGTATAATCTTACATCAATAGGATTTTCTAAGTATGCAGTTTTAAATCCCAGTAGTCCCTGTTGTAATCCTTTACGTTTTGACAATGCTAATCTTTGTTGATACTCTTGACCTGCACTAGCTTCAGCCATTCTAAATTTTGAATATTGACTTTCTACTCTTGATTTACGTTCTTTTTCGGCCGCTGCAGCTGCATCTAATCCACCTCCCAAACCTGCATCTTTGACTGGAGGAATATCATCCGCTGCAAATGCTTGATACAATTCGTTACTTTGATCTAACGCATTCATTACAGGTGGAATAATTTCTCTTACTCTATACTGCATGTATACAGGAAAACTCTCATCAACTGGATATCGTAGACTACCACCTTCTTGTTTCCTTTTTATCGCAGACTCTGTAACTTCTGCTTCTTGAAAAAACTTTTTTAACTTATCTGTTGCCCTGCTGCGATTTAGAGCGCCTTGAGGAGTTGCATTTGCACCAGCGATACTAGTCATGTTATTTCCTTAATAAATAAAATTTATGTAAACCTATTTATAACAAAAACATGGCATATTCTGGAAAATACAAAGTAAGAAATTTAAAGAAGTACAAGGGTAACCCCGACAAGGTTACTTATAGATCTCACTGGGAAAAAGAATGTTTTCTCTGGTGTGAGAGAAACCCAAAGGTAAAGTACTGGTCTTCTGAGGAAACTGTCGTTCCATACTACTGGGACGTGGATAAACGTATGCACAGATATTTTGTTGATTTAAAAATTACATTCGAAGCTGGTAATACAATACTTGTTGAAATAAAACCAGAGAAAGAAACAGAACTTCCTAAGAACCCCAACAAGTCTAAACGATACATTGGTGAGGCAATGACATACGTGAAGAACATGAACAAGTGGGAAGCAGCGAACGACTATGCGAAAGACCGTGGATGGGAATTTCAGATTTGGACTGAGAAGACCTTGAAGTCCATGGGAATACTCAAAGAGTTCAAGAAAACTAAGAAACTAAAACCTTTGAAACCTTTTCGAAAAAAACCTAAAAAATAGTTATAAATAGTGTTATGTCTAATTTATTTGCCAAAGTAGAACAAGAAGCGTTTCGTGCAGGGATTACCCCACGAACTAAACAATCGCGTGATTGGTTTCGTAGTAAACTATCGTCAATGGGTAAAGTCAATAGAAATCAGTTGATGCAAGATGAACAAATGAAACTAGTCAACAAATCACAACCATTGATTGGTTCTATGAACATGTTCTTTTACGATCCCAAACATAAGAAGACTTTACCATACTATGATAGGTTTCCTCTGTCAATCATAGTAGGGCCTGCAGAGGGTGGATTCTATGGATTGAATCTACATTATTTACCTGCAGCATTAAGGGCGAAGATGTTAGACGCATTAATGGATGTAACTAATAATAAAAAATATGATGACAGTACAAAGTTTGAAATATCATATAAGATGTTAGTCGCTACGTCCAAGTTAAGATTTTTTAAACCATGTTACAAACATTATTTGTTTGCACACGTAAAGAGTAGATTAGCAAGAGTATCCGCACCTGAATGGGAAATCGCAACATTCTTACCGACTGCAGATTTTGAAGGAAGTAAAAGTAAAGTTTATTCAGATTCTAGGAGAATGATTTAATGGCAAGTGTTGACGAATTAAAGAGTTTAGCGTCTGTTAAATTAGGGTTTGCAAGAACAAGTAACTTTCTTGTAGAGTTACCTAGTTCCTTTGGTGGTAATAGTATACTAAGTAGAATTGCAACAATGGGTGGTAATGAACTCAATATTTTATGTAATAGTGTACAGTTGCCAGGCAAACAAATCATGACTCATGATCGTAGAATTGGATTAGAGTTTCAAAAGGTTGCACATGGATATGCAGTAGATGACGTGACGATGACCTTCTATGCACTCAATGATTACGGAATAAAAAAATACATGGACGCATGGATGGCCACAATAGTGGACGAAGCAAATCATACAGTAGGATACAAAA